CGCTAACTTGAACCGCTGAAACTGCGCTGGCTATTCGCCGGCGCAAGCAGCAATCACCGCAGTCAGGATTGGTATGTCAGAGATGTTTTTCGAGCGTCACGGTAACCTGGCCGAACGGAGATATTTCACTGACCTGGCATTCGAAGTCCGCAGCAGCATTGGTCAAACGGATCTTACCGCCGGGCAGACGTAAAACGTCGAACACATCGATGGTGTCATCAATGCTCACAAACCAGCGCCCGTTGCTCATTTTTTGACTGGCAGAACGATCCACCAGCCAGCCCGCATTCAGCCCCTGAACAAAGATCAGCGCTTCCGTAGAGGTTGATACGAAGGTTTTATCCAGCGCCCATTCGCCTTCTGCTTTCAGCTCGCCGGATTCATGGCGGTAACGAGGGATCATCAGCACATTGCTGTTGCCCGACACCGCTGCTGACCCTTCAAACATCTCTCCTTTCCCGGTGGCCAGCCAGCGCAGGGATACGCCGGTATCCAGAGCACAGGCCACAACCACGTCGCCTGGGAAAAACTCACGACGTACCCAGGTACTGATGGTGCCCGATGAAATATCCAGTAAATCGCCTAACTCTTTTTGCATATGGAAGCCATAGGCATCGAGTATCCGACGTAAAACAGGACGTCCCCCCGTCGCCATCATCTCATCGTAAAGCGATTTACCCTGTAGCACGCTCCCACCGTCACGATTTGAATTTGCAAACTCACCGGTCACAATCCAGTGCAAATCCATCCCGGTATCGAGGGCGCATTTCACAATCGCCTTATAGGGAACACTTTCACGCTGCAACCATGAACTGATGTTGTTAGCAGGAACGTCCAGCGCGTCTGCCAGCGCCTTCTGGCTTGAGGCACCATAGGCAGAACTAATACGCTCAATAAGCGCCTGTACGTTCAAATTTTCTTCAGACATGATCACCACACTACAAAAAAGCGATTTACAAAATCGCATTTGCGAATTATATTATTGTGCATTCACCACAAACACACAACAATGCAATGTAATTTAGACAACAGGGGATTTTGCGATATGCAGCCAACAAAATCAACGCTATTTAGCGATTTATCAGTCCTTCAAACCCGCGCTATCCATGCTGGTATCTACCGGATGTCTGCCGATATCCTGGGCTAGCTTGCCTCTGACGCTGAATTCGATTATGCAAACCTGGAGGTTTTAATGTTTGAAAAAGCACATTCACCCTCTGATTGTCTCACCATCACGGCCCGGGCATCAGGATTGGATAGACTTGCGGAAATCCGGGCGATCCACTGGGAAGATGATGGTAAAGCACTGCATCAATTTATGGCGCATATGCGCGATATCCGCGATACGCAATATGAGGTCAATCGCCGGGCGCTCGCCGCTATTTTCTGGCTCGCCAATATTCCCGCCTCACGTCATGACGCCACACCTGACACGCTGACGTTAGAGGAGAGGAAAGCGCTAATCGCGGCGATGAATCGCTTTCGGGCGATGGTTAGCCTGTTTCCCAAACGACTGACCATGCCACTTTAACCCCCAACGGCAAAACACTGGCGTCAACCCGCCGGGCCTCGCTTTGCCTGAAATAAGGAGAACACAATGGATCTTATGACAGAGAACACCTCGCACTACAGCGATGAACAGCTCGCCTTTTTACTGAATGAAGCACAGAACCACGAGCGCCAGCGCCTGCTGAAACTGTTTTCACGACGACTGACAGCGCTGGCGTCACAGGTTTCACTCTGCCAGTTCAACAGCATCGAAGCCGCTGAACTGCTACAGGACGAAGCCGAAAAATTACACAGCAATGCCATCGGGGAGGTGCATTAATGGGAGATGCCATGGATCGCATCCAGCAACATGAGCTGGAAGAGCGTGAGCGACAGATAAGCGATGCCCGTCAGTCTGTGCCCGCACCGTCTAATTTTATCTGCGAAGAATGCGATACCCCTATTTCGCCCGCACGACGCATGGCCATTCAGGGTGTGACCCACTGCGTTTTCTGCCAACAAAAAAGGGAAATGCAGCGGAAGCACTACCGGAGACAGCCATGACACCAGCGCATTCAGCGCACGGTTGGAATTCACCACGTCAGGCTATTGGCTACGCGTGGCTGAATTATCAGCAACAATACCAGCGCGCTGAACGATTTTCCGCGCTGTCCAATGCCCAGCAGAAAATTGCGCAGCAGCCTGAGTGCCTCAAAAGAGAAATCTTCCGCTATGCCGACTTCCTTGAAAAACAGCGAAGTGCGGCGCACGCAGGGGCGTTTTACCGCCACTGTGCCGGAAAAATCATTCCGCGTATTGATATCGTCAACAACCGCTGGCGCATCTCCGACCTCACGTCATCCACTACCCGGGCTGTATTCCGTGGTCATTTTGATACACCCTTCTTGCGTTTTTTAGCCTCGCGGCTGGTGAATATGGTGGCGCGTTATAACCGAATGCCGGATATGAATAAAGCCGATATCGATAGGCTCGCTGACGATATCGCCCATTTTATTCGTGCGGAACTGGCAGAACTGGACACCCAATCGACGAGCGAACTCAACACGTTGCTTCGCTGGTATCGACATGCTGCGCTGATCTGCCAACAGTTTAATGTCGAGCCCCCGCACTGGAAGCGCGTCACTGCGCAGGCCATAGACGAAAAGAATCTTGCTCCCGCAGTGACGAAGATGTTTAACGCCCGTTGGTGGCGCAGGCAGTTGCAGCGAACGGCAGCACTGTGGAGAGAACACCTTTATATTGCCCTCGGCAGCGTGAGTCGTCGGCTGCATCCTTACGCCAGCCCGAACTGTCTGAAAGCATGGAAAGAACAGAAACGACGCACCCGCGAATTTCTGAAAGGGATGGAACTCGAAGATGAAGAAGGTCACCGCATCAGCCTGATTGATCAATACGACGCCTCACCAGCGAATCCAGCCATCAGGCGCTGCGAACTGATGGTCCGATTGCGCGGTTTTGAGAATATTTGCGTCGAACTGGGCTTTGTCGGGGAGTTTTGCACGCTGACTGCGCCATCGAAATTTCATGCCACACTCGCCTCCGGGCGCGGCAATCCCCGCTGGGAGGGCGACAATCCGCAGGACACACAGGGCTGGTTCAACCGTACCTGGGCGTGTATTCGCGCCCGATTGCATCGTGAAGCCATTCGGGTGTTTGGCATTCGCGTCGCAGAGCCTCACCATGACGGTACGCCACACTGGCATATGCTGCTGTTTATGCAGCCCACTGATCGCGAGCGCGTCACGACGATCATCAGAGAGTACGCCTTAAAGGAAGACGCTGCATGTCTGAACGAACGGGCGCAAGCGGCACGATTTCAGACCCAGAGTATCGATCCACAAAAAGGCTCCGCCACAGGTTACATCGCCAAATATATTGCCAAAAATATTGATGGCTATGCACTCGACGGAGAAACGGATCATGAAAGTGGGCGTTCCCTGAAAGATCAGGCGGCCTCGGTGTGCGCCTGGGCCTCCCGCTGGCGCATTCGGCAATTTCAGTTTATCGGCGGCGCGCCGGTAACGGTCTATCGGGAACTGCGCCGTTTAGGGGACAGCAAAACGGCGCATCAGATCAGTGTCCAATTTGCTGCCGCCCATGACGCGGCTGACAGCGGCGACTGGCAAGGTTATATCAACGCTCAGGGTGGGCCATTTACCCCCCGAGAAACCCTGGCGGTTCGCCCTCTTTATGTCGCCACCGCGCGCTTCAATGACTATGGGGAAGAAATCATCAGCCTGCGCGGCGTGTATGACACTCAAAAAGGGATCAACGCCCCGGTGATCACCCGCACCCGGCAGTGGAAAATCGTGCCGCGTCGCGTTCAGGACGTGCAGGAGGTTTCCGTCTCGCCTTGGAGTTCTGTCACTAACTGTACGCCATCCTGCCCTGTTCCTGCGAACTGGACAGTCGGCGATCCGCTCAATCGTCCACAACGACGAAGATTAACCCGTTGGCTGCGATATTCTGGTGGCGAACGACACAAAAAGACCCGCTCAGGCCCGTAACCTCCTGAACAGAAATGGCTATCCAGATCATAGAGATATGTCATAAACATATTTTAATTATTTCTTCACATCCGCAAATTAACTATGATACTGTATAAACATACAGTTAATCTATGAGGACAGATTCATGATTGGGGAACCGATCAATCGAACGCAGCACAGATGGGCCTGCGTGCAATTTATCGCAGAAGTCTCGTTGATCGCGAATTGCAAGCCCTCAGACCTGAAGCTCGCATTGTCTCTTATTGCGGATCTGGCCAACTGCGAAAACGATGAACCAGAAGATAATCTCTTCTACAAAGCCGACTAAATGCCCTGGCTCGTCTGAGTCCAGTCCAGCCTCCCTATTTCATTTTTCCCTGGCGATGTTGTGCCAGGGACGACCCACCCTTTCTCAATAGCCTTTCCCTCCTGCTCGCCGGAAACTAACGCCATACCGTTTTTCCATTGTCCGACCCCTGAGCGTCGGACTCACAGAGCGAGACAAAAAATGCAGATTATTACCCTTCAGGGCGACACCCTGGATATGGTTTGCGCCCGCTACTACGGGCGTACCGAAGGCCTGGTTGAAAGTGTTCTTCTCGCCAACCCCGGACTCGCGGAACACGGCGTGCAGCTTCCCCACGGCACGCTTGTCGAACTGCCAGAAGCGCAAACGGCCCCCGTCGCGGAAAGTATCAGCTTATGGGACTGAGCATCGACAAAATCAGCACCTTCATCACCTACTGGCTATCCGTTGTGCTGGCTTTCTTCGGTGCGCAAACCCCGCAAAAGCTGGCGCTACTGGTAGGCAGTCTGTGTGCGATTTTCACCGCGCTGGTGAATTTCTGGTATCGCAGAAAAACCTGGCGCTATCTGGCAGAACACAGTGCAGAAAAGGAGACGAGATGAATGCGGTGATCAAACGTTGCAGCGTGGGGGCTGTGCTCGCCCTCGCGGCACTGCTACCGGATTACTCGCTGCTGCACACCTCACCGGATGGCCTCGCGCTGTTGAGCAACCTGGAGGGCTGTCGTTTGCGACCCTATCAGTGCAGTGCCGGAGTGTGGACATCAGGTATTGGCCATACCGCAGGTGTCATCCCGCAGGCGGACATCACTGAACGGCAAGCGGCGGTTAACCTGGTAGCTGACGTGTTATTGGTCGAAAAACGCCTGAGCTTCTGCGTGCCCGTGTCGATGCCGCAGTCGGTTTACGACGCTCTAGTGAGCTTTGCGTTTAACGTCGGCAGCAACGCCGCTTGTCGTTCAACGCTGGTCTGGCACCTCAATCAACGACAGTGGCGCAAAGCCTGTGAACAGTTGCCTCGCTGGGTTTACATCAACGGTGTCAAGAACACCGGCCTTGAAAATCGCCGCCTGCGTGAACGGGCTTATTGCCTACAGGAAGTGCCATGAAACGGTTAGCGGCCCTGCTGTTGCTGGCAAGCGCAGCGTTGCTTTGGCTTCGCCATGAGAACCAAACCCTTAACCACGCGTTGATCATTGCCAATCAAACTGCCGCTGAGCAAAAACAGACACTTGTTCAGCTTACAACCCGGCTTGCCACCCAGGACTCGCTGAACAGGCAAAACGCGGCAGCTGAACAGGCATGGCGCCAGCAGCTGGCAGCAGCAGAGCAGCAAGCCGTTCATCGGGAACAAACCATCGCGAGACTGATTAATGAAAACGACACTTTTCGTCATTGGTACAACACCGCTCTTCCTGACGCTGTGCGTCGGGTGCACCAGCGCAGTGCCTGTGCCTCAGCCGGTCATTGTCAGCCAGCGTTGCCCGACGGTCACGCTGTGTCCCATGCCCGCGAGTGACCCACAAACCAACGGCGATCTGAGCGCCGATATCCGCCAGCTTGAACGCGCCCTCACACAGTGCGCCCTTCAGGTTGACGTCATCCACCATTGCCAGGAGCAGTACGATGCAAAAACCAATCAGTCTCCGTAACGCCCTGTTGAGTGCGATCCCCGCCCTGAACAACAGCCCGGACAAACTACAGCTATTTGTCAGTAAGGGCAGCGCTGTCGCCACCCTTGCGACCTCGCTCTCGTTTGAAAAACGCTATCCACTCACCGTCAGTGTCAAGGCGTTCACCGACGATATTAATGTGCTTCTGGTGCCGGTCATGGTTTGGCTGCGCGAGAACCAGCCGGACATTTTATCCACCCGCGAGGGCCAGACGGACGGTCTGAGCTGGCTCAGCACGGCAAACGCCCTTGAAGGGCAGGACATCACCCTCAACCTGCAACTGACCGAACGCACAGAAGTAAAAGAGGTCGATGGTCAACTGATTGCCAACGATCTTCCTGAGCCCCAACCCGAACCGCTCGTGTCTCGCCCGATGGAGCTGTATATCAATGGCGAGCTGGTCAGCCAGTGGACGACATAATACGACGCACCCGCGCGTCAACTCCCTGACCAGACATCTGTTGTGTGATGCACCTGCCAATGGCGTCTGGTTGCGATAAAAACCGCTCAACGGCATCCTTACTGTATGAACAATATCTCAACTATTCATGAACTTGTCCGCATGATGCGCAATGTTGTGCGCACAGGCATTATCGCCGAAATCGATCTTACCCGTGGCCGCTGCCGCGTCCAAACGGGGGGGATTTTAACCGACTGGCTACAGTGGCTGAGCCAACGAGCGGGCGAGTCTCGCACCTGGTGGGCGCCCTCTGTCGGTGAGCAGGTGCTGCTGCTGGCCGTTGGAGGCGAACTCGATACCGCCTTTATTCTGCCTGGCATTTATTCGGATGACGCGCCCGCGCCGTCAGCCTCGGCACAGGCTTATCAGGTCACTTTTCCTGACGGAGCCGTGATCGAGTACGAACCACAAAACAGTGCGCTGAAAATCAGCGGCATCAAAACCGCTGACGTCACAGCCACATCCGGCGTCACGGTGACTGCGCCTCAGGTGACGGTGAAAGCATCAACCCGAATCACGCTGGACACACCGGAAGTGGTCTGCACGCAGAAACTCATCGCCGGCACGCTGGAGATCCAGCAGGGTGGCACGCTGAGCGGCAATATCGAACACAGCGGCGGAGCCCTCAGCTCAAACGGCAAAGTTTTACATACCCACAAACACCCTGGCAACAGTGGTGGCATAACAGGAGCGCCTTTATGACCGTCCGCTATCTCGGCATGAACCGTGACACTGGCCTGGCGCTGACCAATACCGGGCATATCAGGCAAAGCCTGAGCGATATCCTGCGCACCCCGGTCGGTTCTCGAGTGATGCGCCGTGATTATGGTTCGCTGCTGTCGAGTCTTATCGATCAGCCGCAAACGCCAGCACTCCGACTGCAAATCATGTCGGCCTGCTATATGGCGATCCTTCAATGGGAGCCGCGTATCACCCTGAATTCTGTGACGACGGAAAGCCAGTTCGACGGACAGATGGTCGTCAATGTTGAAGGACAACTCAACAATACCGGTGAATCCCTTTCATTAACCTTACCGATGAGCTAACCCATGCCTATTATCGACCTGAACCAGCTCCCCGCGCCGGATGTGGTGGAAGAACTGGACTATGAAACCCTGCTTGCTGACCGCAAAGCGACCTTTATTGCTCTCTTTCCGGAAGATCAACAGCAGGCGGTGGCCCGCACATTGACGCTGGAGTCAGAGCCTATCGTCAAGCTGCTTGAGGAGAACGCCTACCGCGAAGTTATCTGGCGTCAGCGAGTCAATGAAGCCGCCAAAGCCGTGATGCTGGCCTACGCGGCGGGCAGCGATTTGGATGTCGTTGCAGCGAACAATAACACCGAGCGCCTGATCGTAACGCCAGCAGATGACTCGACCCAACCGCCCACTCCGGCGGTGATGGAGTCAGATGTCGATTTACGTTTACGCACGCAGCACGCTTTTGAAGGTCTGAGCGTCGCAGGTCCGGTTGGCGCTTACGAATATCATGGTCGCAGCGCCGATGGACGCGTTACCGATGTCTCGGTGGAAAGCCCGACTCCTGCCTGCGTCACTATTTCCGTGCTTTCGCATGAAGGCGATGGCACCGCCAGCCCAGCGCTATTAGCCGTGGTAGCAACCGCACTGAATGCGGAAAGCGTGCGTCCGGTGGGCGATCGCGTCACCGTTCAGTCCGCCGAAATCGTCTCCTATCAGATTAACGCCACGCTATACGTCTATCCGGGGCCGGAAATAGGCCCCATCCGTCAGGCTGCGGAAAAAAATCTGCAAAATTACATCAGCGCGCAGTATCGACTCGGACGAGATATTCGCCAGTCTGCCATCTACGCCGCACTGCATGTTGAGGGCGTGCAGCGCGTGGAGTTGGCTTCACCGCTCAACGATATCGTGTTGAGCAATGCCCAGGCATCAAACTGCACCCACTATCAAATCACCATCGGAGGTACAGATGAGTGATCGACTCCTGCCGACGGGTTCTTCTGCCCTGGAGGTCGCCGCCGCCCGCGCCCTGGCGCAAATCGAACGCACGCCGGTGCCGCTACGCAGCTTGTGGAATGCCCAGACCTGTCCGGTTTATTTACTGCCCTATCTGGCCTGGGCGTTGTCGGTCGACAGGTGGGATGAGGACTGGCCGGAAACCACTAAACGCAGCGTTATCGCCTCCTCGTTCTTCGTGCATCAACACAAAGGCACGATCAGTGCGCTACGCAGGGTGGTGGAGCCGCTTGGTTTTCTGATTGAGGTCGAGGAGTGGTGGCAGCTTGATGAAGAGCCCGGCACGTTTCGCCTGGTGGTGGGCGTGCTGGAAAGCGGCATCACCGACGAGATGTATCAGGAGCTGGAACGCCTGATTGACGACGCCAAACCGGCCAGCCGTCACCTCATCGGCCTGGCGATCAGCCTAAGTTCAAACGGCACGATTTTCGTCGGCTCCCGCTGTTATGACGGCGACGCATTGACCGTTTATCCCTATACCCCCGAGCAAATTGTTGTCGGGGGGGATTTCTATCCGGCTTCGGCCATTCATTTCATTGACAACCTGAGAGTGAACGCATGACGACAAAATATTATGCCATTCTGACCAATCAGGGCGCGGCGAGACTGGCAAACGCGACAGCGCTTGGCACCAAACTGAACCTGACGCAAATGGCCGTCGGCGATGGTAATGGCATTCTGCCTGCGCCCGACGCCGCACAAACCAAGCTGGTGAACCAAAAGCGGATTGCGCCTATCAATATGCTGGCGGTCGATCCTGACAACGGCAGCCAGATTATCGCCGAACAGATTATCCCGGAAAACGAAGGTGGTTTCTGGATCCGTGAGATTGGTCTTTACGACGATGACGGCGTGCTGATAGCCGTCGCCAACTGCCCCGAAACCTATAAGCCCCAACTCCAGGAAGGCAGCGGCCGCACCCAAACCATTCGCATGATCCTGATTGTGTCGAATACCGCCGCCGTGACGCTGAAAATTGACCCTTCCGTGGTACTGGCTACGCGCAAATATGTCGATGACAAGGTTATCGAGGTAAAAGCCTATGCCGACAGCCTTATGGCTGCACATCTTGCTGCCGCTGACCCGCATCAGCAGTACCTGCCGATTGCCGATATTACGAACTTCACGCCGGTCGGTGTGCCACTGCCTTTCCCGGCAGCAACACCGCCGACAGGCTGGTTAAAATGCAATGGTGCTGCGTTTGATAAGGCGAAATATCCGGGACTGGCCGTTGTTTTCCCGTTGGGTGCTTTACCTGATTTGCGCGGAGAGTTTATTCGTGGGTGGGATGATGGGCGCGGGGTTGATAGTGGGCGTGCACTCTTATCGGCACAATCAGATGCGATACAAAATATAAACGGGAGTTTTGGGGATTCTACTGGCGGGACTAATGCGTATGTTAACGGCGCTTTCTCAAGTAGCGTACTTACTCCAAATTTGACTCAGCTTGCAACCGGTGGACCATTTAAACAACTGAATATTACATTTGATGCCTCCAGAGTAGCCAGAACTGCCGCAGAAACGCGAGGGCGCAATATTACATTTAACTACATTGTGAGGGCAGCATAATGACGAAAGCGACACTGAATAAAAATGGCATTGCGACAAAAGCTGGTGACATTACGGTTTATAACTTTGACGGCGAAACGCGCGAGTTCACTTCCTCGGCGGTGGAATTTCTCGCCGTTGGCGTGGGTATTCCCGCTCACTCCTGCATTGATACGCCAGTCGATGCGAAAGACGGTTTTGCCGTGTGTCGTACTGCCAGTCTTGACGGCTGGGAATACATCGAAGACCATCGGGGCGAAACGGTCTATGACACCGAAACCGGTCAGACTGTCGCCATTAGCGCACCGGGCGAATATGCTGACACTGTGACCACGATTGCCCCATCCACACCTTATGACCACTGGAGCGGTGACGAATGGGTCACCGATGAGAGCGCTCAACGACAAGGCCTGATTCTGGAGGCCGACCAGCAAAAAGCCGCATTGCTGAGCGAGGCGAAAAACACCATCAGCCTGTGGCAAACTGAGTTACAGCTCGGCATCATCAGTGATGAAGATAAGGCCCGCCTGATTGCGTGGCTGAATTACATCAAGGCGCTGAAAGCTGTCGACACTTCAACGGCTCCGGTTATCGACTGGCCGATAAAACCAGAATAGCGCAGGTCGGGCTGATGCATAACGCCGTTCGGCTGACCGATTCGGTGAGTCGTATAAAAAGGGTTCATGTTTATTCATGGACCCTTTTTATATCGGACGTTCGCAGGACTTCCGTATTCACCAATGAGGCCCAGAATCTTACCCACCAGTCCTCATTCAGTAAGCCGATGCCCCTCATCGCCCACCTGATGGATATCGTTGACCGTCCCATCACCCGCTGGAATGAAATCCCCTACGCTTGCTATTTGACCTGACTCGACACCGGCAGGTAGTAATACATGTGCCCATCGTGAAACGCCGCAGTGACGTTATTTACCGGATAAAAAAGAAATTATTTGTCATGCGGCGTATTCTTTTCCTGCTATTTACCCTACCCTCGTTGTGTCATTCCTGCGCCAACTCCAACCAATAGCCCTGCTCCGTGGAATAAGGAAAATAGCCCTTACCCCAACACCACGGAGTAAATTGAATGAGTGACTTTCACCACGGCGTCCAGGTTGTCGAAATTAACGACGGCACCCGCGTCATTTCCACTGTTTCAACCGCCGTCGTCGGCATGGTTTGTACCGCCAGTGACGCCGATCCGCTTGCTTTTCCGCTGAACGAGCCGGTGCTTATCACTAACGTGCAGAGCGCCATCGCCAAAGCGGGTACCGCAGGCACCCTCGCCGCCGCTTTACAAGCTATTGCTGACCAGTCTAAACCCGTCACCGTTGTGGTGCGCGTTGAAGAAGGGACGGATGATGACGAAGAAGCGGCATTTGCCCAAACAGTCTCCAACATCATCGGTACCACCGATGAAAACGGTAAATATACCGGTCTGAAAGCGCTGCTGACCGCAGAAGCCGTGACCGGCGTGAAGCCACGCATCCTCGGCGTTCCCGGCTTCGATACTCAGGAAGTGGCGACTGCACTGGCACCGATTTGCCAGAAACTGCGTGCTTTTGGCTATATCAGCGCCTGGCAGTGCAAAACGGTATCGGAGGCTATCGCCTACCGTGAAAACTTTAGCCAACGCGAACTGATGCTGATCTGGCCTGATTTCCTGGCCTGGGACACCGTTAGCAACACCAGCGACACTGCCTATGCCAGCGCCCGTGCGCTGGGGCTGCGCGCCTACATCGACCAAACCGTCGGCTGGCACAAAACCCTGTCTAATGTCGGCGTCAACGGCGTGACCGGCATTAGCGCATCCGTGTTCTGGGATCTTCAGGAAGCCGGTACCGATGCCGACTTGCTTAACGAAGCGGGGATCACCACGCTGGTGCGCAAAGACGGTTTCCGTTTCTGGGGCAACCGTACGTGCTCAGACGATCCATTGTTCCTGTTTGAAAACTACACCCGTACCGCGCAGGTCATTGCCGATACGATGGCCGAAGCCCATATGTGGGCCGTGGATAAACCCATCACCGCCACGCTCATCCGCGACATCATCGACGGCATCAACGCCAAATTCCGCGAGCTGAAAACCAATGGTTATATCGTCGACGCCAGCTGCTGGTTCGATGAAGAGTCCAACGATGCGGAATCCCTGAAAGGCGGAAAACTGTATATCGAATATGACTACACACCAGTGCCTCCTCTGGAGAATCTGACCCTGCGCCAGCGGATCACCGATAAATATCTGGCGAACCTGGTTTCTTCCGTCAACGGCAATTAAGGAGCCCTCTCCATGGCAATGCCTCGTAAATTAAAACTGATGAATGTGTTCCTTAATGGCTATAGCTATCAGGGCGTCGCAAAATCCATCACCCTGCCAAAACTGACCCGCAAGATTGAAAACTACCGCGGTGCAGGCATGAACGGCGTCGCGCCTATCGATATGGGCCTTGATGATGACGCGCTGGCAATGGAGTGGTCGCTTGGCGGCTTCCCGGATGAAGTTATCTGGGAAATGTACGCCGCCACCGCCATTGATGCCGTGCCGATTCGTTTTGCTGGCTCCTACCAGCGTGATGATAGCGGCGACACCGTTGCCGTCGAAGTGGTCATGCGCGGCCGCCAAAAAGAGATCGACACCGGTGAAAACAAGCCAGGCGAAGACACTGAGTCAAAAATCTCCGTCGTCTGCACCTACTTCAAACTGACAATCGATGGCAAAGAGCTGGTTGAGATCGACACCATCAACATGATTGAGAAAATCAACGGCACCGATCGCCTCGAACAGCACCGCCGCAATATCGGCCTGTAACCCTTTCCCGGTCAGTCCCGCTGGCCGGTTCCCCTTTATCTTGTCCGAGAGAATACCCATGAGCGCAAAAAACGAAGAATGTATCACCCTTGAAAATCCCCTTAAGCGCGGCGAACAGCTGATCGAACACATCACCATCATGAAACCGACTGCCGGTACGTTGCGCGGCGTGAGCCTTGCCGCCGTTGCAAATTCAGAAGTCGATGCCTTGATTAAAGTGCTGCCGCGAATGACTCAGCCGTCGCTGACCGAACAGGAAGTCTCCGCGCTCGAACTGCCGGATTTGGTTTCACTGGCGGGAAAGGTGGTGGGTTTTTTGTCACCGAATTCGGGGCTGTAATCTTCCCGAAAAATCTGTCGGTCGATGACCTGATGGCGGATATCGCGGTGATTTTCCACTGGCCGCCTTCGGCATTATTCCCAATGAGCCTGACCGAGCTCTTAACCTGGCGCGATAAAGCGCTACAGCGAAGCGGACATACCTATGAGTAACAGCAACACGATTCAGGTGCTACTCAAAGCCGTTGATCTGGTGAGCAATCCCTTCAAGAAAATCCAGACAGCGAGCGAGTCGCTGTCTGAGGATATTGGGATCACCCAAATGCAGCTGGCCGCACTCAACGACCAGGCCAGTCGAATCGACGGTTTTCAGCTCACCCAGACCCTCCTTGGGCAAACAGACCAACAGCTGAATGAAGCCCAGATCAGTACCCAAGCATTAGCCATCGCATTTAAAAACACCGAAGCTCCCACACGGGAGCAGGCGCAAGCCTTCCAGTTGGCGCGGGATAACGTCAATCAACTGCAACTGAAACAGAATGAACAACGCATCTCTTTGCAACGCCAACGCCAGGAACTGAGCATCACCGGACTTAACACCCGGGCGCTAACCAACAGCGAGCGCCAACTGCGCAACAGTCTCAGCCTGACAACGACGCGTCTGGCACAACAACGCCAGGAGCTGGAGCGAGTCAATGCGCAGCAGGAAAAAATCAGCCGCGTCAAAAAGGGCTTACCGAATCGACAAACACTTGTCACTTTAGGTGCGGCAGGCTCCAGAGGTGCGAGCACAATGGTCAACGCGGCCATTACGCTGCTTAAACCCGGCTATGAAGCCACTGAAAGGCAGGCTGCGGTGGCGCAAAAAACGGCAACAGGCCAAAACACAGCGTCCCCAACGCTGCCACTCAATAGCCTCGGGGGCGATCTTGATAAACTCTCTGCCACATGGCAGCAGCTCAGCGTGGATATTTTTGCTCAACAGGAAGGCTCACTGCGTGGGCTGGTGCAAACCGCCACAGATCTGCTGGGGAAACTCGACGGCTGGGTGCAAAGGAATGGCGACCTGGTGCAGAGCCTCGGCACCATCGCCGCCGTCGCAACGGGTGTGATGGGAGTCATTGGTGCCATTGGCTATGTCGCCGGACCGGTCATCACCGGCATCAATATACTCGCCAGCGCGGCGGGGTTTATTGGCCCACTCTTTGAAGGCATCGGGTTGGTCATCTCCGGGTTGTCTTTGCCGGTGGTCGCGGTTGTGGGCCTCATCGTCGGCGCGGCCCTGCTGATCCGCAAATTCTGGGAACCACTTAGCGCATTCTTTTCCGGCGTTTTTACCGGCGTCGCAGAATCAGTTAAACCGCTGTTAGATACCCTCGGATTGATTTTTCAGAAGGTCTTCGGCTGGCTGGATAGCATCAGTGCGCCGATCACCTCAACCCAAGAGAGCCTGAACAATTGCCGCGAAGCCGGGGTGCTGTTCGGCCGTGTTTTGTCTGATGCGTTTCTTTTCCCCTTAAAATCGTTGCGGGAACTGAGCGACGGTGCAAGTTGGGTTCTGGAAAAACTGGGCTGGATTGATAAAAAGTCCGCCACGCTGTCTGACGTGACGCAAAAACAGGAGACGAGTGAACTGAACACGTATGTTATGAAGACCAGTGAGCTTCCCAGCTACCAGGGCGATTTATTGACGGCTTACACCCCTGTGGCAGCCAGCAATAATAACAATCAAAACTTCTCTGATAACCGGGTGAATAACGTCCATATCACTCTGCAAGGCAATTCAACCTCAGCAGAAGAAGTGGCATCGGCGTGTCAGGATCACTTGAATCAGGTTAGCGACATGAGCCTCGCTCTGCAACGCGCCTCGTTTAACCACCGCTAAGGAGAACACATGACGATGATGTTAGTTCTGGGAATGTTTGTCTTCGAGAGGCGAACGCTTCCCTTCCAGACCCTCAAGCGGAGTTCCAGTTACAACTATGCCAAAAACAGCCGGGTCGGCATTCGGGATAGTTATCAGTTCGTTGGTGAGGGTGATGAGAGTATTACCGTCAGCGGTACGCTTTACCCTGAACTGACCGGCGGCACACTCTCTTGCGCAATGCTCCGGCAAATGGCGGGACTCGGTTATCCATGGCCACTACTCGATGGCAGCGGAATAATCTACGGGCTGTATGTGATTTCCAGTGTCGAGGAAAATGGTTCTGAGTACTTACCGGATGGCACGCCGAAAAAAATTGATTTCACGCTGAAACTCGAGCGATTCGATGCCTCTTTACTCTCGTTACCCAATGACCTTTCAGACCAGGCGAAGAAGATGTGGAATCAGGCAAACGAGGCCGCTGCCGGTGTTAAAAGTGCGATAAGCAGTGTGAGGTTTAGCTGATGTTGAACATGTTACCTGATGGGCTAACGGGCCCCATGACGCCGGATTATTCCCTCACCACGAAGGAAGGGGATAAAACGCAAAATTTTAAGTCCCGACTTATCAAGCTAATCCTGACGGATAATCGGGGTTATAGCGCTGACACGCTCAATATCACCCTTGACGATGCTGAAGGGAACTTGATGCTGCCTGCCCGTGGCGTCGCCCTTGAATTTTCACTCGGCTGGAAGGGGGGCGCGCTTACCAAAAAAGGCACCTTTATTGTCGATACAGTGACACATTCCGGTAGCCCGGACACCGTGCAGCTCAATGCCAGCAGCGCGGATTTGCGTGGCATCATCAACACACCCAAGGAGAAAGCCTGGCACGATACAACGCTGGGGCAAATCGCCGAACAAATCGCAAAAGACAACAAACTCAAGGTCTCGGTCAATAGCGAACTTGCCGCCATTCCCGTGGCCCACGTTGATCAGTCGAAAGAGAGCGATCTCAGCTTTATGAGCCGCATCGCTCAACAGTTTGGTGGCGAAATGACAATCAAACAAGGCATGTTGTTTATCCTCAAACCCGGGGCTGGCGTTGTTGCCGGAGGCCAACGCTTGCCAACCGCGACGATACGACGCAGCGAAGGCGATAAATATTCATTTTCTATCGCCGATCGTGATGCCGTTACGTGCATTATTGTCAACATTCTCGACACCTCGAAACCGAAACGACAAACTAGCCAGGTAGTTCTGACGCGTAAACAGCCCCCCGCGCCGGCACTCTCATCCTCTCACCCTGCGACGCAAGGTAGCTTGCAAAAGCAAACTCAGTCAGACGCTGAATACCTTGCAGGCAAAGAAGGAAACACCAAAACACTGGAGAAGAGTTTTAAAACCAAAGAAGAAGCCATTATCGCCGCAAAAGCGGAGTGGGAAAAATCACAACGTGAATCAGCGAAATTCAGTTTGCTACTGGCTCAGGGACGAGAAGCGCTCTCCCCGGATACCCCAGTAAAACTGGACGGTTTTAAAGAACAGATTGATCAACACGACTGGACAATCACTACGCTGACCCACACCCTGAGCAAGCAAGGCTTCACGACAAAAGTGGATCTTGAACTTGCTATTGATAACATTGAATATGAAGTCACGGAGATAGAAAAAACAACATGA